GCATTTGCGGCATGTATGGTCGGATTTATAGATTTTGCGGCAGGGGGTTGGTGAGTAAGTGAAAAGATTACCATTTTTCACGCCGTATGGGTGGGCAATGATTTTTCTTTGCGGTGTTTGCGTGGGCATCATCATAGCCATCGAAACGCTGGCACTTCGAGGATTGTAATTGAAAAAGCCGCAAGCATGGGGGTGCTTACGGCCACGAAAAGGAAATGTCTAGTTTATCCCTAAGTCGCTTTTAGTATAGCACAATTCAGGGGGTGCTTGCAAATGAAAGAAGTCAAAGAATTGTTAACGTCGGAAGAGGCTATAGCAAAATTCCCGGATTATGTACGGGAAATATATGAATCCAAAGAGTACAACTACTTGTATCAACCCCTCGTGGCTGTTTATCACGATTACAGCCCGGACGAGGAAACGTGGGATATTGACCACTGGATACTCGTCTTTAGCAGCGACTATGGAATGGGTGTTCTTATTACGGACGTTTGGAGACATTCTAAGGCGGTGCCAGAGATAACAACGTTTTATCTTCCGAATAGCTTGTGGGAGAAAATGAGGGAGGTTGCATAATGAACATCAAAAATTATTGTCATCAAATAATGACAGCGGCTGAAATCGAGGATCGAGAATCGTGGCTCAAAGTTCGCAGTCAAAGCATTGGCGGCAGTGATGCCGCTGCAATTCTGGGCATGAACCCATGGAAGTCAGCATATACGCTCTGGTTAGAGAAGACTGGCCAAACTTCGCAGGAAGATATTTCCGATAATGAGTATGTTCATTTCGGAAACGTTTTGGAGAAGGTGGTAGCGGATGAATTCTGCCGAAGAGAAAGAAAGAAAGTTCGCAAGTGTGGTCTGTTTCGCAGTAACAGATACCCATTTATGACAGCATCTTTTGACCGACTCCTTGTCGGCGAGGATGCAGGGCTTGAGTGCAAGACTTCCAACGCCTTCAAGCGTGAAGAATGGGACGAAGGGGAAATCCCTCCATCATATTATGTGCAGTGCCAGCATTACATGATGGTAAGCGGGCTTCCCCGTTGGTATATCGCTTGCCTTATCGGTGGTAATCACTTTGTTTCGTGGATAGTAGAACGAAACGAAGAAGATATTGTCGCATTGGAACAAGCGGAAGTTGAGTTTTGGGACAAGGTACAACGCCATATAATGCCAAAGGTTGACGGCTCAGACAGCTCTGCAAGCTCTCTTCAAAAGATATATAAAGGCGGTAATGTCGAACCCGTTACTCTCCCGATGGAAAGCATAGAATTATTGAAACGATTTGATGAATTGAAAGCAATGAAAGCAAATATTGAGACACAGGTCAATGATGTTCAAAACAAGCTGTGTGCTATGTTGGGAGATAACGAAATCGGCATTATCTGCGAAGGGGAGGAAAACGAGCGTATAATCACATGGAAAACTGTCAGCGGCAGAACGACAATCGACACTAAAAAGCTAAAAAAAGAACTGCCGGATGTGTTTGAAAAATACAGTAAAAAATCTGCTGATAGTCGCAGATTTAGCGCGTAATTAGGAGGTAAATAAAATGGCAAATGGAACAGTAAAAGGCGGCATGATTAAGCAGGCACAAAATGAAAAGGCGATGGTGGCAAAAGACGGCGTTAAGAGCATTAAACAGCTTGTTTTTCAAATGAAGCCGCAGATTGAAAAAGCACTTCCGTCAGTGCTCACAGGAGAGCGTTTTTCCAGAATGGTTTTGACGGCTATGAGCACCAATCCACAGCTTACGGAGTGTACACCTAACAGCTTTTTAGGAGCTATGATGCAGGCGGCGCAATTGGGGGTAGAACCAAACACTCCGTTAGGGCAGGCATATCTTATTCCGTATCGCAACAATGGCCAGCTTGAATGTCAGTTCCAGCTCGGCTATAAGGGATTGATTGATTTGGCATATCGCAGCGGGGAGATTGTAAGCATTTCTGCCCACGAAGTCCATGAGAATGATGAATTTGAGTACGAACTCGGTCTTGATGAAAAGCTCCGTCATAAGCCAGCACTCAAAGACCGTGGCGCGGTTATCCTGTACTATGCCGTATTCAAGACAAAACTGGGCGGTTCCGGCTTTGCGGTAATGAGCGTAGATGATATTAAGCAGCACATGAATAAATACAGCAAAGCGGCTAACAAGGGTTTCAGCCCATGGAAAACAAATTTTGATGCGATGGCAAAGAAAACCGTAATCAAACAGGCACTCAAATATGCTCCGATTAAGACCGAATTTGTGCGGGCGGTGGCCGCCGATGAAACAATCAAGACTAACATTTCTGAAACCATGACGGATGAGCCGGATGAAACAGTTATTACCGTGGAGGCAGAAGAAGTAAAACAGGATGATGTACCTGAAAATGTTGACCCGGAAACAGGGGAAATTAAAGAGCAGGTCGAGAATGGACAGACGAGTTTGATGTAATGGTTAAGCAATTAGATTTTCGTCTGTTGTCTCCAGCGGCACGGGAAGAAATATTCCGTGTCGCTGGGATAACGGACGAGGATAGAGAGTGGCTACGAGCGCGTAGCAGCCCCGTGGGTGTGCTTGAACTACCAGATAGGTATAAGATTACCACTCCGCAAAGGCGCAAGGCTTACAGCTTATTACAGGCAATTTGCAAGTGGTCGGGATATACGCCGCTGGAAACAGAGAAGGAACTTACTAAACAAATGTTTATCTGTTCGCAGTCGCCAACACTGGCAGATACCTTTTCACTGGCAGATTGCAGCCGGGAAGTCGCAAGATTATATATCACATACCTGATTAACTTCTGTTTACTGCATGATATTCCATGCGGGGAACCGTTGTACAAGTTATGCGAGGATATTCCCAAGTATGTATATATGGCACTAATCCACAAACGCTGTGCAGTCTGTGGACAAAAGGCGGAGCTGCATCATACCGTTGGAAATACAGTGGGGATGGGGCGAAACCGAAAAGAAATTTGCCACATAGGGATGAAGGTCTTGCCGTTATGCAGACTTCACCACACCGAAATTCATCGAATAGGGCAGAGTGATTTTCTCAAAAAGTACATCCTAGAACCTGTCAAAGTCGATGAGCGCATCGCAGAAACATACAATCTATAATACCCCACCAAACGCCCCAGATTCGCCCGTAACGTGTGTCTAGGGCGTTTTTGGTATAGTTGTATACCCTTGCATATTTAGCGTGCTTAGAACGGCTTACAGAGTGTAAACGATGTCAACTACCGCCACTTATAGAAGTGGCGGCTTGTAAGTCGGAACTGCATAGGTAGTAACGACACCAAAAGATGTCTTCCTAAATCCGCCTACATCATCGGGTGGCTGACAGCACCCGTTTTACCAAGGAGTTTACTCCGAGGTAGTTATTCTCTCATAACGAGGATTATTATCTCCAGAAATCCACATGGTTCCCAAAAGCTGAATGTTCATGGCTCCAATACGGTCATCATTGGACTGGTAGCCACACTGACAGCTATACAAGTGTCTGTGATGGTCACGGTTCTCCTTATGGATAGTACCGCACTTTGGGCAACGCTGAGAAGTATACTGAGCAGGCACTTTTAGCACTTCAGAGCGATTATCATGAGCTTTATAAGTCAGGAATTGCTCTAACTGATAAAAGCTCCAGCTCCGCAGGTCATACTTCTGCTTGGCATTCTTGGACAGGTTAGATTCCTCAAAGCTAACGCCAGTTAAGTCTTCAAGTACAAAAAGCGTGTCTTTACCATATTTTTGCACGAGTGTCTTAGAAATCTGATGGTTTACATCAGACATCCAACGGTTCTCTCGTCCAGATATGGCTTTAAGTTTACGCTTCGCAGACTTAGTGCCTTTAGACTGAAGCTGCTTGCGTACTTCTTGGAACTTATGGCGTTTGGTAGCAATCTTCTTGCCAGAGACGAATTCCGACTTACCTTGCTCGTCATAGCTGACAGTCAGAAAACGTAAGCCACGGTCAATACCGACAACATGTCGGACGTTTTCTTTCTGGAAATCTTCAACAACCTTGGTGACAGGGATGTGGAGATACCACAAGCCTTTGAGTTCAATCAGTTTGGCTGTACCAAGGTCATAGGAACCGTCGAGGTATTCTGCAAAATGCTCGCCTTCAAAAGTGCATTTTGTTCTTTTACCAAGTGTGTTGATAGACAGGGCTTGTCCGCCATCAACGAAACTGTAATCGCGGTTGCGAACCAAGTCAGCTTGAGGACGACTAAAGAATACAGGTTTCCATAGCCATTCAAGCGTCTTCGTTATGCGTTGCCAGTTACCATTTTCGTCCTTGTATCTATAAGGGTTCTGGAATAGTTGCTGTTTGACAGTCTTGTATCTGGCGATAGCGGTCTTAATAGAAGACTGTGCTAATTGGGACTTCAATCCAAATAAGTTACGCAGGTCACTGTACAGCTCTTTGTTGAGGCTTTGATATGCCATGTTGAACTGGTTATCAAAGATGTACTGTGACACGAAGTTGCAAGCCTGACGATATTGTTCAGTCATCTGGCGAAACAATATTTCCTGTTCAGGCGTAACGTGTATACGAAGTTTTATAGTTTTGGTTAGGTTGGACATTTTCTCACCTGCCTTTCTAAAGCTAATATTGCTTCATCAAAATTATTATATCATATATTTTGCTGAAAATCTAGTATTAAGAAAGTGAGGTGAAGCGGGCATTCCTCCCCGACCTAAGAGGTCGGAGTATCCTGCCCGCATTTAGATGAACTAGGCGATTTATCCTAAGGGGAGAAAAATATTTTCGTATGTAAACTAAAAAAACATTGAAAAAAGTCTTGAAAAAAATAAACCATAGGTATATAATAAGACTTGTAAAGGAGGTGTGGACATGACAGATAGAAATTTATTGCATTATTTTGTAAAGCGTAACGGCTTTATAAATAATGACATGGCGGAGTTGCTTGGGCTTACTTTGGCCGGATACTATCGCAAGTTGTCAAATCAGGTGGAATTTAGGCCGTCTGAAATCAAGAAAATCAGTGACAAGCTGAATTTGACGATGGAGGAACGCGACAAAATCTTTTTTGCAGGTTGACAAAAAGGTTACAGAAAAAGGACGGTGAGAAGATGGCTGAAAAAAGAATGTTTGCAAAGGCGATTATCGACAGCGACTTATTTTTAGATATGCCTGTTACGGCGCAATTGCTATATTTTCATCTTTGCATGAGAGCAGATGATGATGGGTTCATCAATAACCCAAAACGCATTATGCGTGATGTCCGGTGTTCTGATGATGATATGAAGGTGTTAGTGGCCAAGGATTTTGTAATTCCGTTTGAGTCAGGCGTTATCGTCATTAAGCATTGGCGATTGCATAACTATATCAGAAAAGACAGGCGCAAACCGTCTCAGTGCTTAGAATCGAGCCAGATAAAAGTTGATGAACGTGGTGTATATCACCTTGACGGACAACGTGTCAACCAAGTGACGGACAATATGTCAGACAATGTGTCAACCAAGTGCCAGTCAGTATGTCAGTCAACGTGTCAACCAAGTGACATACCCAGATTAGATAAGGTTAGTATAGATAAGAGTAGTATAGATAAGAGTAGGTTAGTAGAGAGTACTGACGGACATACGGATGACCTTCAACCTCTCATTGATTTTTGCCAAAGCAATGTCGAGATTCTCACACCTTTCAAAATGCAGATGCTTGAAGGATATGTTACAGACTTCGGTATTGAGTGGGTGCAGAAGGGGTTGGAGAAACTTGCAGGATTGGATAGAACCAAGCAAAACATGAAGTACCTTGGTGGCGTTCTTGATGGGTGGAAGAAGGACAACGTGCCTAAGCCGTGGGAAAGGGAAAAACCTGCTGCGGAAGAACAAATATCCGGTGCCGAGTTTATGCGCCGTGAGGAAGAACGGCATCGCCAGCAGGTTGAACGAGATATGAGGCTGGCGGCTATTGCAAGGCAACAAGAGGAACAAATGCGACAGGCAATGAGGGATTAGTATGGCGGACGCGGCAATGTATAACGTAGAGGCAGAAAAAGAAATATTAAGCGTTATCATCTCAAAGCCAAATAAACTGTACGACATAAGCCGCATCATCAAAGCTGATGACTTCTACCGAGAAACAAACAGGCTTATATATCAAACAATCGCTGAAATGGTTATAGCAGAGGAACCGTTGGACATGGTAAATCTGTCTGAAAGACTGAAACGCGATGGGAATTTAGACAAGATAGGCGGTCTTGGCGTGATAACGGATATATGTCAGCCTGCGTTTGTTGCTAACGTTGAAGCACAGGCAAAGATTGTCGCTGATTATTCACGACGAAGGCGGCTGATTGAAAAGGCGCGTATGCTTGCGACATTGGCGCAGGATATGAACCAAGAACCAGATGAAGTCGCTTGTCAGATTGCTGATGATATATCCGGCTTAACAGCAGAAGCAAGCGAGAACACAAAGACGGCTAAAGATGGAGTGATGGATTTTGCAACGCTCATCGATAAGCGAGCAAAACGCAAGGGCGAGCTGTTAAACACGGGGCTTACGGATATAGATGCCAAGATAAAAAGTCTTGAGGCAGGACAGCTTGTTGTTATTGCAGGCCGCCCTGGTCATGGCAAAACGGCATTGGTAGGCACGATAGCAGTCAATATGGCGTTGCGTGGGAAGAAGATACTCATGTTCTCGATGGAAATGAGCCACGAAGAATTGCTAGGGCGGTTTGTATCAAGGCTAGGCGGTATATCCGGCGAAAAGCTGAAAGAGCCAAGCCAAATGACACCTGATGATTGGTCAGCGTATGTTACGGCTTTGAATAGTGTTAGAGAATTGCCAATCGCTATTAACTCGCAGGGAGATTTAACGCCAGCGGATGTGGCAAATGTCGCGACAAGATGGCAACGACACAATGGCCTTGATGTGATAATGATTGATTATCTGCAACTTATGAGCAGCGGGAAAAAAAATGACAGCCGGGTGCAAGAAGTCAGCTACATAACGCGAACACTAAAGAATCTTGCGGTAAGGTTGAAGCTGCCAGATAAAAAGACGATTGAAGTATCGAACAAAACTTATGTGAATATCGCAAAGCAAAGGGATGGGGCATGTGGAACTGTGATGCTGACATTTATCCCGACCATGAGTTACTTTGCGAATTACATTGACGATGGGCATTATGGCAAAGATGTGCCGTATTGATAGGAGGTTACAGAATGAAACCATTGCCGAAGAATGAAGTCAATAATCCGTGGCTCAAAGACTTGAGCGACCACGGCAGAGAGCAGGTAGAGAACGAGCTGGCAAGACAACGGCGAGCACTTAAAAGCATGATTGATGAACATATGCCGCAGAGAACCGCAAGACGGATTATCCAGCGGTCACAGCATAGGATAAATTACATAATCGCTGACGAGCTTGTGAAGGGCAAAAATAACTAAAGGCATAAAACTATATGGGCTACATGCAATAAGCACTTTGTAGGGGTAATGAGTACGAGCACAAATTGATATTAGGAGGTTAGTGATGGGGAGTTTTGCAAGAGCAAGGGCGCGAAAGCAAAAGAAAGCCGCCAGAGTCGGCAATGAGCGCGGCATAAAACAAGCAGCTAGAGTTCAGCAAAGTGTCAAAGGGGCATATGTGTACCAGCTTCGCTATGATACGGCGGTCAGGAAAGAGGCGTTAAGCAATTTGTCAGCGGTGTTCATGTATGCAATGCATGAGAAATACGGATTCGGTGCAGGGTATTTGGAAAGGCTGAGAAACAAAATGCAGTCAGTATTCGATTCAATCGTTGCTGGGAATGTAAGCGTGGAGGAGATAGCGCAGTATCTCCATGACGAAGTAAAGCTAGATTGTGGTATGAAAGCACAAGACCCGAAAGTGAATCACCATAGACAAATTGAGTTTAACCTAACCCGCGAGAAGTCCTCCACCTCTTAGGTGGGGGATGAAGGCGGGGTAGGTTAAAGACAGGGGAGATTGCTATGATAGAAAAATGGATTATCACTATCCACAATGCTACGGATGTGGAAGGTGCTACACATATTTTTTCTTTTACTGGGACAGAAGAACAGACCAAGGAAAAGCTAAAGATGTTAGTCGAACAGGATAGTAACAACCCAGACTATAGAGATACATTTGACCACAATAATTTCGACACCAAGGGCAGCGTGGAAAAGTGTAAGGACGGTCAAAGACTCCACGCATACGCACAGTTTGTCGAACGGATTATTGACTATACGGCCATCCGGGTGGATAATTTGGAGGAATTGTAATGGAAACCATTAAGGCTGGTGATGTATTCTATGATGACGAAAGATGAACGGACAGTTTATGTTTTTGCATTGCGTTATGCGTTGCCACGACACTCATACGCATTGTCTATTGTGAGCCAGGAAATATTGTCAAGGCTTGATAGCTTTGAGGATTGGGAGCTTGACGGCATGATTCGTGACTGCTGGATATATTACCCTGCATTGGATTGTGGCGGCGATATAGACAGACGAAATGCTGATGAGTTCAAGAATAAGCTGCTTGTAGAATTATCAAAGCGTGGCAGGGATGATTTATTGTCGCGGATAAAGGACGAAGCTGAAAGGAGAGGACTATAAATGGCAAATAAATACGGAGCAAAAAGTCGGGAAATTGACGGTCATGAGTTTCCGTCGCTGAAAGAGGCAGGTTTTTATCTGCTGTACAAAGATATGCTAAAACATGGGGAAATTGTAAAATTAGGGCTACAGCCTAAGTTTACACTGATTCCGTCGTTTAAGGGTAAGGATGGCAAGACAGAAAGGAGCGTTTGTTATACAGCAGATTTCCGTTTGACATATCCAGACGGCAGGCAGAGAGTCGTGGAAGTTAAGGGGTACAAAACACGCGACTATGTGCTGCGTCGTAAAATGTTCAAGTATTTCAATCCTGATATTGATTTTGTTGAGGTGTGATGATGAAGGATATTATAAAAGCAATTGAAAAAAACAAGGACAGGTTGCAGACGATTCAAAAGGAATTAGGCAAGGAAGAATTATTATGCGGATTGGCTGAGGAGTCGGCAGAACTCAGTCAAGCCGCCTCAAAATATGCCCGTGCGATTCGCGGCAAAAATCCCACGCCTGTTACTTGTTTGGAGTGTGATGAAAGACTACAGGAGGAAATAGCTGACGCCCTCCTTAATGTTGTACTTGTTGGAGTCGATACTGGGGAAATAGCAGAGGTGCTATACAAGAAGATTAATCGCTGGTGTGACCGTTTGGGAGTTGATTGAATTGAAGTATAAGAAGAAAACGGACAGGCCATATTTAGCAAA